GTTATTCGCGAACAAAAAGTCAGCGACCGATTACCCAAGGAACGCGAAAAGGTTATTGTAAAAGCCCCCAGTTATTACATGAATAACCGTAAAATGTTCGTACAGAAAATGGCAGAAATATTTGCACCGTATCAGGTGGAAATGCGCGATGCTGCGGCATCGATATCGTGTGATACCCAAGCAACCAGCAATACATTCGATTTGTTGACACACCAAAAAATAGTGCGCGACTATTTAAATTTATACACGCCATACAGAGGGCTGTTATTGTATCACGGATTGGGATCCGGTAAAACGTGCACTTCGATTGCAATTGCGGAAGGTATGAAAAGCGATAAGCGTATATTTGTAATGACTCCTGCATCGCTGAAAATGAATTTTTTCAGTGAGATGAAGAAATGCGGCGACGAGTTGTACAAAAAGAACCAATTCTGGGAGTTTATTTCGATTGATGGTAACCCCACATATGTTGGTATATTAGCTCGAGCACTGTCATTGTCGTCGCAATATATAACCGAAAACGGCGGAGCATGGTTAGTCAATATCAACAAGGAGTCCAATTACACGAGTCTATCGGTGGCACACCAAACCGCGGTAGACGACCAATTAAATGCGATGATTCGAAGCAAATATACGGACATTAACTACAACGGCCTCAATGAGCGAAAAATGAAGGAATTAACCGGCGATTATAGCCGAAACCCTTTCGACAATTCAGTCATTGTAATAGATGAAGCGCATAATTTCGTAAGCCGCATTGTAAATAAAATAAAATCGCCAGAATCGATATCACACAAACTCTATCATTATTTGTTAAGCGCGTCCAATGCGAAAGTTGTGTTGCTAACCGGCACGCCGATAATCAATTATCCCAACGAAATCAGTATATTATACAACATATTGCGTGGATATATAAAGACGTGGACAATTCCGGTGTCGTGGGAGAAAACCGAAAAGTTGAATCGAGACACGATACTTACCATGTTGGACGATGCGAACCTAAAAACACACGACTATGTAAATTATAGCGACAATAAACTGACGATTACACGTAATCCATACGGGTTCATTAATACAAAGAAGCGCGGTGCATTAAAGGGAACCAAGAAGGTGCTTATTAAAATAAAAGGTGGTGCGAACAAGACACGCCGAAATCAATCCGGTGGGGATAGTGAAGCGTTTGACCGATATAACGGTGTTCGTCTCGACGAAAGCGGTAATCTCACCGATGCCCAATTTTTAGAAAGTGTATTGCGTATATTGAAGAGTGCAAAAAATGGAATCGCGGTAAAAGAAGCGATGATTGAAGAGGTCAATAATAAAGCATTACCTGATGACCGCGACGATTTCTTCAATAGTTTCATAGATGTTGATAAGGGACAAACCAAAAATATCAATGTATTTCAGCGACGCATATTGGGATTGACATCCTATTTCCGCAGTGCGCAAGAAGAATTACTGCCCGAGTTTGAACTAACCGATGCGGGAGACACATATCATGTAATAAAAACACCCATGACGCCACATCAGTTCGGCATTTACGAAAAAATAAGAAAAGAAGAGGCGGACCGCGAAAAGAAATCTACAAAAATGAAGCGTATGCGTCAGGGGAAGGCCGACGAGTTATATAATGTTTCATCGACATATCGAATCTTCTCGCGTGCAGCGTGTAATTTTACCTTTCCGCCAGGAATTGACAGACCCGTGCCCGGGCCACGTGCAGGCAAAGCGGAAGATGAGGAAATCGACGAAAATGCGATGGATAATATGGCGGCGGCTCAGCCAACCGATAATGACGATATGCAAGACGCCCAAGACCAGCCAAAAGAAGTAGACGACACATACGCCAGACGAATCGACGCGGTTATGGAGCAAGTAAGCCGAAAAATAGACGGAACCGAAATAAGCGAGTATTTGTCAAAAGACGCGCTGCCAGAATATAGCCCCAAGTTTGCAAAAATCCTAGAGAATATTATGGACCCCGCGAATGAAGGGTTACATTTACTATACAGTCATTTCCGTACAATTGAGGGAATCGGTATCATGCGATTAATCCTGTTGGCAAATGGAATGGCCGAATTCAAACTGAAGCGTGAAGGTGAAGAATGGGCATTGGATATTGCCGAAGAGGACATGGCAAAATCCAAATTCGTATTATATACTGGTACAGAGACACCGGAAGAAAAAGAAATAATACGCAATGTATACAATGGAACGTGGGAATTTGTCCCCCAGCCCATTGTAACCGAATTGCGAAAATATGCCGAAAACAACATTTACGGCGATGTGATAAAAATGATAATGATTACATCGTCAGGTGCAGAAGGTATTAACTTGCGAAATACCCGATATGTGCATATTGTAGAGCCATACTGGCACATGGTACGTGTAGAACAAGTTGTCGGTCGTGCACGACGTATATGCAGTCATCAAGATTTGCCAGAAGCCCTACGCACAGTAAAGGTATTTTTATATGTATCTACGCTGAGCGAGCAACAGAAAACCGACGAAAAGAACGTAGAGCTCCGTATTCGCGATATTAGTCGTGTTGATAGAAAGACACCGGTCACAACAGACGAGTCGTTGTATGAAATTGCCACTTCCAAACAGCGAATCAACAATGAAATTTTGCGCGCAATAAAAGAGACGGCGGTTGATTGCAATATATATACCGGATTAAAGCAAGGCGCGAATGCCGAACCATATGTCTGTTACGGTTATGGACTCGTAGAATCGAATAATTATTCATCGTATCCATCATTCGAGGTAGATAGCAATGTAAAAGAAGGCCTGGACGTCAAAACCGTAAACTGGAAGGGCGTGAAAAAGCTAGTTAATGGGGTTAATTATGCCATGAATCCAAAGACAAATCAATTATATGATTTGGAAAGTTTTAAACGCGCACAACTAGGGCAAGGACAGCCAATTTATGTAGGACAATACGCCATGCAAAATGGAGTACCCACCATAGTAGCCGGAAACAAGTAGAAATCCGGTTTCAAACTTGTATATCATGTATCGTTTCAATCCATACATGATATCGATGGCTCTATTTAGAATCTGCGACGTTGAAGAACAACACCTTCCAACGTATACCAGTATTCATCAATTGTATCAAAAACTTTGAACGATGACCCGTCGTCAAATACTACCTCAATCGATGCATTTATAATTTCACCGGACGCATTTATAGTGTATGCACCTGTTGTATTTACCTTACTTATTTTTTTATGTTCGATTGGCGCAGTTCCATCCTTTGCAAATGTAGTGCCAGCACTATCAGTATATATATTGATCATGACGCCCGAATATAGTCCAGTACGCATAATATCAGTTATATCATTATTTAATTTGGAATAATTGTTTGTATTGAGTTGTGTTGCCATTATATATACTAAATATTTATATATTATACATATATAAATATATTATCACGACGTTAAATCGTGTATGTTCCTAAACAATATACGGGATGCTATGTAATACAGCAGAGCGCTAGTCATGCAGACTGTATATTATAAAATATACATGATGAGCGACATGTAGTAAGCGTATTACATCTATTATGGAGTTTAGAGAGAAATTGTGAACCACAAGTAGAATGCATAATTCTATGATTCGGTCATTTTGCCTAGAAATTTGAACGAATGTGCAACAAAAGTATACTAGGTGCGTTCAAAATTCCGGAAAATACATTTAATCGAATAAAATATAAAAGCAAACGCATTAATATGTTATTATAATAGTTCGGCCAAAATGAATGAAGAAAATAATGTAATGACAATAAAAACCGTGCAGATTCAGCCTATTCGCAATATGATAACTGCAATCAAGGATATTTTAACCGATGCGACGATTACGTTTACCAAGGACGGAATGAAAATTATCAACTTCGATAAAACCCATACCATTTTAGTCAATGTGACGCTCAATTCATATAAATTTGAGCAGTATGATTGTGAACCAGAAAAAATAATTGTATGTGCAAATACGCTACATCTGTTTAAAGTTATCTCGACCATGTCCAACGATGATACGTTGTCCATGTATATTGACAAGGCTGACTACCACGACGGGGTTGTATCCCATTTGGGTCTACAATACGACAATGGAGATATTAAGCAGTGTTATAGCCAGAAGTTGCGATTAATCGACCCGGATATGGAGGAGCTAATTGTACCAGATGTGGAATATTCGACCATTATTAATTTGCCGACAACCGACTTTCAAAAGATTATCCGCGACTTGAATGGGATTTCCGATAGAATCGAGATTAAGTCGGTAGGCAATGATTTGATATTCTCATGTGAAGGTAATTTCGCCAGTTCCAAAATATATCGGTCAGAGTCTGGCGGGAATATGGAGTTCATTCAAAAGAAGGATGCGTCTGTCGTTATTCAGGGCGAGTTTTCACTAAAGAGCTTGAGCCATTTTATTAAATGCACGCCGTTATGCACACACTTAGAGATGTATTTGGGAAATGATTTGCCACTTATAGTGAAATATGACGTGGCATCATTGGGGTCGATTATGTTATGTCTAGCGCCATTGCCTCCTGCATAAACAATGCAGGAGCCAGAAATATGTAATACATATGAAAAAATGTAAAAAATTGAAATAAGTATTTATTACAATTTTTTATGCATCAAAACAACAACATCAATAATAATATCGTATACAATGAGCGACCGCGAATCCCAACAATTTCTGTATGCTGCATATGAGTTTATTAACACTCATCCGCTGAAAAAATATATTATCAAAAATTACAACCGCGCTGCGTACATGGACAATTCATATCGCAGCTGCTATACGCATTGGACAGATGACCACAGTTTTAGTGAAAATGAAAAAAATGCATTTTCTGCAATGTTTACATTCGTTATTGAAAAGTATGATTCGGGAGCATCATTTACATGTGCGAACTGGGCAATTGAAGACATGGTCAACACGCATTTTGAGTGGGAGACCGGTATCGGTAAGGGAAATCCGTATGCACAATATAATGAAACCGACCAAAAATAAAAACACAGCAAAAATAAAAAACATTAGTACCGCACCCCAATTGCAGATACTATCATGTTTTTTATTGTTTTTTTGTAATGCCCACCGCCCACTATTTTGTTCCGTTCCATCCTGAGCTCTGGTCAAAATGAGCCTTTGCACGCAAGAATTCAATTCCGGTACCAGGAGCATACATCACATCGTCATATGCCAACCGGTACCTGTCGATAATCAAAATGAGTTTATTGTATAAATCTGTCGCTTGTGCTATAGATGCTACTTCGAATGCATTGCACGGCCCACCGTAATCAATCTCTCGCTGACGAAATATTGATTTTGCATCGTCCAATAACTGGCGCGTTATCGGTGTGTCTGGTAAAACCGGCAACTGTCCATACAAATAATACCGGCCTTTTGCCCACGGTTCGCGCGAAGTTTTCTCATAATCCGCCAATACGGTTAGGTCTAAATCAATAAAATACGCGCGATGCTTCTTTGTGAATACAATGAGGTCCTGTAATGTAGGGTTTTCGGGGTTCAGTACGTAATAATTTATACCTGTAAATTCGGTCATTGTTGTAAAAGATAATTGCACAATACAACCTGTATATTTGTCAATTTTCTACTGATGGCCGCCGCATTATTCCCATTTATGTTGCAATAAACGCTTATAATATAAATCGCAATCATGGTCGCTGGTTCGCCAACATTGAAATAGTGTAAAATCATACCAATGAAATTGACTATAGTCCATAAAAATAGAATATGAATCCTCAAATAGACGTACTGTTTTTCCCACGTGATGGTATTTGTACATTGGAAATGCAGTCACAATATCTCTGTCATTTGTAACACGATAATGAGTAAGGTTCGCCTTCTCATCGAATGCTTTTTTCCACTCGGCGTTTCCTATTCGTGGGCTGGCGAATGAAACCACTGTAATTTTATTTTCTAGTTCATGTGACAACATAAATCCACACAATGTTGCGAGCGCTGCACCAAGGCTGTGGCCCGTTACATATAGTGAAAAACATGGATGTTCGCCGAGTAACTGTTTCACCTTGGCAAGTAACTTGTCATAAACACCGTTTGTATGCAATTGCTTATAGAATCCACTATGCACCCAGATATTACCTTTTAAATTATGTTTTCGTATTTGTAAATCGTAAAACCAGTCCTTGGACGATTCACTTCCGCGGAAAACGATGCAAATACGCTTGTCGGCAGAATTTAATGTAACGCCCACTTGAACATCGGTGTCGGGGTCGCTTATAAATGTGCACACCTTTCCTTTTGATGAGTTCGATGCAATCTCGAGTAATGCGGCTTTGCGAGCGTCACTTAGACCGAGTGAATCCAACTGGCCGTTTGCCTTGATTTTAGATACAAAAGTTTCGACGGTTTCATTTTCATCTTCAACTGTGAAAGTTTTCCCATAATTATACACCAACATCGTAATGCGAAGTAAATCTAAAACGTCACTGTGGGGTATTATATTCGAAACAATGGGCGTGAGTTCCGTTGACATGTTCTTATACATTAGGCACAGCAAAAAATGACTAAACCTCAAACTAATTAGACATGTCGTGCTACTAGATTACTGTGCGAACTAAATAGTGACTGTCTTACCATTCTGTATTGTCACAGTACCCATTATATGTGTTGGACTAACATTTTGAATGGTTGTATAAACAACGGCCACGTTTTGTTGGGATTTATATCTGGAATGTTGTTTGCATAGAATGGCGCCCTGTTTTACAATGTACATCGTCTGTTTTTTGTCAAATTTAATATCGGCGGGCATGGACGCAATTACGTGACACGATGAATGGTCTTCAATGTGAAACCATAAATCGGTTGCTTTCGCATCATTGATAGCTTCAATATTTTCGAGCGCATTTTGGCCAATCGTGAAGCCAATTTCGAGACCAAGTGGGGAAATATATCGGGTTTCGCGTTTCATTTTACGTGTAGTTTATAAATTATAAAATAATTCATAAAATATCAATTTTTTGAAGCCATTTAAGACCTAGAATTCAGGCTCGTGTTTTTTAAACAGGCACCCCTGTTTCAATAAATTCGGTATAGATATAATACTGTTTGGGTCTTGCAACTTCGTGTTCGACAGCCAAATCTTAATAATGCAAAAGTTTTTTTTTGGTGAAATGGTGATACCATTTACATACGTACTATGTTCGCTCTTTACGCAGAGCGATTCGCCACACAACCCGAAAAACAGGTTCTTCCATACTTCCGGCACGTGCTTGTTGCTGACTTTATAGGAAAAACACCCTCCGTTTCGGTTTTTGGGGTCTTCCCACATGGGCGTAATCCCATCCCGCATCACAAAAAGCATACAGTTCCGGACAACATGTTCGTGCAGTTGGTTATTCAGTGCAATAACCGATTCAACACTGTCGATATTGCCCATTAAAACCGTATAACTGGATATATCCCAGTTCTTATTTTCTGGTAAATGGTAATACATATTCCATTTATCATTCAATGAATGTATTTGGGTAGGAATACTCACTGTATCCATAGTGATTACGCCCGTATATTATATTGAGAAAAATCTTTATACCCTTTCATGATACAATATCCATTACTTTACATATTGTTTTATGGCATAGTCCTTCTGGTTGAGCACAATATAATCCCCGGGCTTCAACTTAAACATATTAATATTGCTATCCATAATATCTACAACATATTCATTGGTAAACCGGATATCGACATTATGATAATCGAAATAACGCTTCAAGAACGTCTTAGAAAATAGTTCGTTGTTGATATACATCCATGATTTGTCTACATCTATGTTATATTTCTTTCGATTCAACGTTAATGTTACTGATAAAAAGGCGACTTTTGAAGGACATGTGAAATCATCACCCGTAGCTAATTGAACGATGTCGGAAGACTGGACCCGCGCTACAGAAATTTCATTAAACCTTGCATATAATAACTTCTCATTATGTATACAATTCAACTTTATTTTACTTAATGCAAACGCAGTTTCATTGAATTTGCGAATAAACGTGTACATACTAGACATTGCACTGTCATCATACACAAACGTGTAAGAATCGAGGTTGTGTAATGTATATGCAGGTTGCTCAATCCCCGCCATCAATAAATGGTTTTGTGTTATCCAGATGGGGTGAAAGGGCTCGATACGGAGGTTCCAATATGTGGCAATCGTCCATCTATACCCATAACTACATATATCTATGCTGTAGGTCACGTAAGGGTGATATAAATATACCGACGTCGCTGCCCGCGTGAATTTGTTCTTTAATGCACTATATGTGGTAAGTGCAGTCAGTGCATACGAATTTACGGTTGTTTGACAATACTTCTCATAAATATTGGTGAATAATTCCATGCAATCTTCTGGTTGAATATTTGCGATTACCAGAGCACCGCAACATGTTGTATATATAGCTATTAAAAACCAATAAAATGTCTCCATTTAATAATTTATGCCGTTATATTTTTATATAGGTTCTCCATTACAATTGTTCATTTGAATAAATATTGAACAATAAATTATATATGTATTATAAGTTACGCCAGCCATGTCGCCGCCAAAATGCCAAAACGGGTTGTTTATTTTTCATCGCGATTTTCGCATAAAAGACAATGTGGGATTGATCGAAGCATGTAAGCGTAGTAAGAATCTATATACATGTTTTATTTTTACTCCAGAGCAAGTAAGCGACCAAAATGCATACCGTTCTCAAAATGCCATACAGTTTATGATAGAAAGTTTAGTGGAATTGCGCCAAAACATTCACGATGCAGGAGGAACGTTGATTACCATGTACGGTTCTCATGATACTATAGTACAATATTTAGTAGATGAACTGGATATAAATTGTGTGTATTTTAACAAGGATTATACGCCCTATGCGGTTGCCCGAGATAACCAGGTTCTCCAATTATGTGGAAAAAAAGGGATAGGATGTGAACATTTTGAAGATTACTATTTATATCCGCCGGGTACGGTGACTACTGGTTCGGGAATGCCGTATAAAAAATACACCCCTTTTTATGACGCCGTGTTACATATACATGTCCCGCCGGTATCAAAGTATGTGTGCTCCAATATCGTTCGCGTGAACGAGCCAACGTTGACTAATTTGAAACATATTATTGGGCTCGACGTCGCGCATCGTAAATATGCGAGCAACAATGAAAATATATTGGTACATGGAGGAAGAACACATGCATTAACCAAATTAAAAAACGGATTAAGAGAACAAGCAAACTACGACGAAGAGCGCGATTTCTTTTTCAACAAAACGACCCATTTATCTGCATATATTAAGTTTGGGTGTGTATCTATACGAGAAGTATATTATTCATTCTTGAAAAAATACGGATTAAATCATCGATTAATACGAGAACTTATATGGAGAGAATTTTTTGCACATGTTCTCTATGGATATCCAGAAGTGGTTGGAAAATCGTATCAAAAACGGTTTCAGTCATTGAAATGGGAGAACAAGCGCGCGCAATTTGAGAAATGGAAGGCAGGAAATACCGGGTTTCCGTTGGTCGATGCATGTATGAGAGAACTGAATACAACGGGGTATATGCACAATCGTGGGCGTATGACTGTGGCCAGTTTTTTGATAAAAACTCTGTTAATAGATTGGAGATGGGGAGAACAATATTTTGCACAGCAATTAACCGACTATGATTTGGCATCAAATAACGGCAATTGGCAAGGAATTAGCGGCACAGGTGTTGATATGAAACCGTATTTTCGCGACATGAATCCATGGATTCAAAGCGTTAAATTTGATAAAAATGCAGAATATATAAAAAAATGGGTACCCGAATTGGAGAACGTAGACCCAAGTCACATTCACAAATGGCACGCACAACATGCAAATTCTGTGTATAATAACATAAAGTACCCAGCACCCATTGTGGACTATGATTCGCAGAAAAAGAAGATGTTAAATATGTATGAATCTGTATAAAAATGTAAAAAATTGAATTAGAAAAAGCATTTAATAAAAATCATAATTACAAGTGCGCATGCATATTTAAGATACAATTCGAAAAATGAGATATTTATACAACATGGAAAACTTTTTGGTGGTGAAAGTCCAGGCGAGTGTCCGTCAACAGATGATTTACCGCAGTATGGTTGAACAACAGGCCATGACACCAGTACTATTTGGTCCAGCGATTCACTTAACGGCTGCACCTGCACTAGCACATGCACATGTTCAGGGTCCAGTTGCTACGCCTGTCCCAAACAATCATGCGTCATGGTTATTTGATACGTATTTGTCTCGCGTACACAGCGATAGGTAAGTCATTGCAACCAAACATAAAACATAAAGAAAAAATGAAAATAAAAAAAGCATGAACGTCCATGCAAAAAATACAGTTGTACATAACTGTATTTTTTTTACGCCTTTTTACATTTCAAATGCCGATTTTTAATAATACAATTTTATGATTTCTACCAATTCCGTATTTTCATCTCGTTCAATCCGTCCAATACATTCTTTCATTGTTTCTATTAATGTATCCAATTTGTCATCAATGTCCACTTTACTCACATTGGAATCCGGATTAAAACGAATAAATATCCATTTGCCGCTATGTATCATAAATAAGTCATCATAACGAATTTCTTCATCCCGTGCATCATAACCACGATGACAAAATTCATCCGTTTCAGTTGCCAACATAGTATTACCAATTAACTTACGATGGTCAATGCGACGTCGATGGGTACAATCACAATTACCAGTATAAAGGGAGCGGTCATGTACAAATCCTTCAAAATTTTCATTGATTTTATTTCTTACCATTATTTCTTTGGTATGAGCATATATAACTTGACTGCGTGCATCGGTAGGAAAGCAACGTTTGAAGCAAGTTGCACAATATCCATCGTATTTAATACTGCCACACCGACTATCAATCCATTCAATACAATTGGGACATCTGTTGCCGCCACCATGTGCTACACATTTATCGGTTTTATCTCGGGCACTTGCACTGCAATTCGGTTCAACACATCTAACACCACCACCGTGTGCTACACATTTATCTGTTTTGCCTTGGGCACTTGCACTGCAATTCGGTTCAACACATCTATCACCACCACCGTGTGCTACACATTTATCGGTTTTACCTATGGCACTTGCGCTGCAATTCTGTTCATTGCATCTTTTACCACCGCCGTGTGCTACACATTTATCGGTTTTGCCTTGGGCACTTGCACTGCAATCTGGTTCAACACATCTTTTACCGCCACCATGTGCTATACAGTTATCGGTTTTGCCTTGGGCACCAGATTTACAATTCGGTTCAACACATCTTTTGCCGCCACCGTGTCTTTTACATTTATCGGTTTTATCTCGGGCACTTGCACTGCAATTCGGTTCAACACATCTTTTGCCGCCACCGTGTCTTTTACATTTATCGGTTTT